CCCTCCTTCACAAGCCCACCCACTAGCCCGGCCAGGCCGACAGCCAGGGGGATGGCAGACACCGGTGCCAGCCCCGCCGCCACAGAGGCAAACGACGCGGCCAGCGCAAACATGGCGATCAACACGCCGGCCTTCATGTGCATTACCTTGTCTGGTTCCATCACGCCACCTCGTCGTCTGTGATTGCTGCGCCAAGAATCGCGGCCGCCCGGCCCGCCTGCAAAACCCCACCTTCGAGCCGTTGCACGAACGAGACAACGCGGTTTTTCGTCAAGTTCACAAAGCCAGCATCGGAAGCCTCGCGCCTGAAGATGCGCAGCCTGGCAGCGGCCTTCTGCTGGGCATTGCTGGCGCTCGGGTCGTGCTGCATCGCCACGTCGTAATCGACCAACTCGGCATTGGTGAAACGATCCCAGAATGCTGAAGTCTTGATGCGTGAGCGGGCCTCGCTTGGAGCTGCCCGGCCAAGAACCACGACGACAGAGCCGGCATCCGTTTTGGTTTCGTAGTCGTCGCTCATACAAACACCTCATAGGCATAGGCAAAAGTGGCTTTGTCGGTCTCGGTCACGCTCGACGCGATCTCGATCAGCAGCGACTCGCCAAACCGCACCGGCTGGTAAAACAAGCCATTCGCGCCAGATCCGAAGTACCCACCGCCAAGCCCAACAAAGCCAGAATTAGCCACTGAAATCGACGCCGATGTGTGGTCTCGGATGACCGAGCCATCGACTGTGATTTTCATGCGCAAGGTGCGCTCCGTGGCGTCGTTGCTGTAGAGCGCCGCCCAGTTGATGCGGCCCCGCCCGGTGATTGACAGCGCCGTTTTCAGGGTTGCAGCCGTCATGGCCCCAGATAGCGCAGCCGTCGCCCCTGCTGCGGGGTAGACGGCCTGCATCGCCCCCGAAGTAACCGGCGCGCCGACGATAGACGACAGCCGCTCGCCGCCCGTGAATTGCGTGAGTACGCTCATGCGATCCTCCAACCAAGAGCCGAATTGATGTAGCGGAAAGATACCGTGGCATTGGGGTTGTCTATCGTCATGTCTTCAGACAGCCCCATGATCTTTTCACCGTTGCGGCTGACGACGTTGGAGTACAGCCCATTGCCCGGCGTGACGGCCACTTGCTGACCGACAGAAGGCGTAGCTGGTAGCCTCCACGTCACCGCCCCCGAGTACGTGGCAACGTCATGCTGCCCGGCAGTCAGGGCAACACTATCGGCATTGCTAACACTGAGAGTGGTGGGCGCGGCTTGAGCGTTCACCGCAGCAATCGCGGTCTGAACAAAAGCCGTGCTTGCCGCTTGCGTCGTGCTTGTGGCCGGCGATGCCGTGGGAACCGTTGGGGTGCCAGTCAGCACAGGGCTTGCCAGCGGCGCCTTTGCTGCCAGGCTGACCACCAGCGCCGCCGATGCAGCGTCTATTTCTGTTTCAAGCGCGCTGAACCCGGCGGCCACCGCCGCGTACTGACTGTTGTGTGCGGCTGATGGAATCAGCGTCAACGGCAACGCATTGAAAGTCGAGTTGTAAAACCGGTTTGTCATCTGGCGACCCTTCGCGGGGTGTAGAGCATGGTGATGAAGGTGAGCTTGTGCGGAAGCTGCTCGGCCGAAAGCGATGTGACGATGGGCGAGATGGAGCACCCCGCCCCGAGAAGATCAATCCGGCGCCGGTTGCGTTCACCGGCGTCGTAGTAGCTTGAGTCCCACCGCGTTAGGTCGTACAGGCCACCAATGCCGCTCATGCTTGATGCCACGCTTTGGGCCGTTGCCGCCACTTGCGGCGTGTCGTCATCAAAGGCGGCGCCGATTGCCAGATCAAACATGCTGTCGCCCGATGCCTCAACATAGGCGCCGCGATAGGTCTTTTCGACAAAGGGCGAGCGCTGCGCCATAGCCGACAACTTGAGCACCGTTTGCACGGCGGCGCCGTCTGCAGATCGCCCAACATCGGCCTCGTAGACGAAGCCATCACTTGCCCCGTAGAAGGTCCGAGAGATGCCGGCCACTTCGCCGTTGAATGACGTGTTCACCGTCATCGGGTACTGCAACGGCATCCAAGACCAGCCCTTGCCAAACTGCGCACCAGATACCGCCGCACCATCGGCAAAGAAGCAGCGGTAGCGGCCGGTGGATTTGACAAACACACTGCTGATGGGCGTGCGCTCGCGGACGTAGGGCGCCACCAGCAAACCGGCGTTCTCCCAGGCAAAGTTGCCGTAGGCCAGTGTTGGATTGAAAGACACCATGCCGTCAATGTCATGGGTGATCGGGTTGCCGAAGCTCTGCACCGAATAGGCGCTGGCGCCACGGCCGTCGCTCTGCTTCTTCAGGGCAAAGTTCGCCGCCGAATCGCCGTACAGCACATGGACTGAGTTGGAGCACATCACCATCAGTGCTGCCTCGGCTTGCGATCCGCTGACGGTGGCGAATCCCGTGATGTCGTCGCCGGTGCCCAACTCAGTCGCCCCCGTGACGGCAGACCACTGGTATGGCTCTGCGATGCTGGATGTCTGCACCGATCCCTTGAATGCCAGCAGCATGTGCTTCTGGTGGCACTTGACGAACCGCGCCCGAACTGTTGCCATCCCGGTATTCAGCGGCACCAGAATGTCGTCGCGCAGTTCAAATTCTCGGTTGAGCCCATCACAGCCGTACAGGGCCTCGTAGTTCAGCGATGCGCGGAAGTTGTATCGGTCAGTCTCAACCTTGCCACCAGGCAACAAGGCGATTTGCGAGCCGATGTAGACGCCAGATCCGGCGGCAGGAACAGTGCCTGCGCCAGCCGTGGTGATGGCACCTGCGGTGAATGCTCCACCGGATGGAGCCGTGATGATGTAGCGCCCTTCTGCCGTAGCTGGGCCGCCCCACTCACCCGACTCCAACACCACGCGCTTGATGGTGGCCGATGCGGCTCCTTGGGTGATGGTCGATTCCTCGGCGGGCTCAATCGAACCGCCCGTGAAGCTCAGTTCGTAGCACAGCGGCACATCAGTCCAGCCCGACGCCGTTGCCTTGAAAAGCACACATGCCGTCGCGCCCACGTTGTCGCGCCAGGCGTAGACCGTCGAACCCAGCGCAGCCACCCCACGCACCGCGCCGCTGCCGGGCACCGCCGTGATGCTGCTGCGGTACACATCGGCGGCAAGCGCGGAAAACGAATTGCTCAGCGCCTGGGTAATCTGGAAGTCAAAGTCAGCAACCGTGCCGATGGTGGTGGCGCCCACCTTGACCACTTCTGTTGCCGCAAAGGTGCCGGTCACTGCCGTCACCACGATGTAACTGGTGGTCGATGCAATCACCGTACCCGTGGCGCCTGACGTTTGACCGGTCAGCGTTGCCAGCAGGGCGGCCACGGCAAAAACTCCGGTCGGACGCATGACCACGTAAGTCGCAGCGCTGGGCCGTGATCGGCCGTCAAAGCGCTCGTAGGTTCCTGCGGACTGGTAGCCGCCCTCGATCATCTGTTCGTAGTTGATCGAGCCGCGCACGGTTCCAGGCTTTGCTGCAAGTGAAGCGGAAACCAAGTCGATGCCGCCATTGAGCGCAACGGCATCTGGTTTGGTGTCAACCATTGGCGTGGGCTTCACAGCGTCGGCAACCTCGATTGGTCCATGGTCAGCGCGAACTTCAGCGCCCCATGGTTCTTCTCGGCCCTGGCCAGCACTTCCGGCGCTGCATCGAACTTGGCAACCTCCTGAAGTGCTGCCCACACCAGCAGCATGTGGAACCGGTCAGGCATGTCCGGCGTGTCGGCGTCGGCCGCCAGTTCGCTGGGCTCCTTCCAGTATTCGATGCGCAGCTTGTAGGGCAGCGCCGGTTGCGGGCCGATCAGCAGTTCATTGGCCTCGTTGTAGCTCCACGCGATGGGGGTCGATGCGCCCCAGGTCCGGTAGATGAACCGGGCGCGCATTTGGTCCAGTTGCCAGAAGGCCAACGGCCACATCGCGTTCGGTGCGCCATCGACGTACACATACGGGCTGTAGTCGTGGTCCTCTTTGCGCCACCGGCCGAAGCGGGTGGCGCCCAAGTCGGCGCCGCTGTAGGTCTGCTGGTTTGCCGTCAGGGCGGCATCCAGCGTGTTGCGCATCCAGCGCCAGTCGCGCTCGCCCTGCAGATCGCGCCAGGCGTCGGCCACCCAATTGAACAGCCGCACATGGCGGTCGTTGGCGCCCACCACCGAAGTCGGTGCCGCCGTGGAGCGGCCCGACTCGCTGTGCACGCGCTGGACGATCTGCAGGTAGTTCACGGCTGTCCGATCAGGCTTCGCGCATGATCTTCGCCAGCCACTCGGCGCCCTTGGGGCTCGGGTCGTGGATGACGGAGAAGCTGTAGTTGATCGACAGGCTGCGGTGGATGCGGTTGATGGTGGCCGCTTCCTGGCTGTTTTCGACCATGTGCGACTCGGTACGCACGTCCATGGGCTGGCTGCGTGCCATCACTTCCACGAACTTGCGGCGCACGCGCACGCGCTGTTCCACGGGAATCCAGCACACCAGGCCGTTCACGTAGAAGTCCAGCAGTTGCGGGGCGAACTTCTCGCGGCCACGGTGCAGGAAGATGGTCAGCAGATCCTCGTTGAACTTCAGTTCTTCAAGGTAGTCCTTGGCCGCCAAGCTCGGGTCGGCAACCACAATTTCGGCTTCGCGGTCTTCCACGGCGTCGATGGCCGGCAGATCGCGCAGCGGCTGTTCAGCGCTGTTCTGCTCGCGGCGGTTGTACTGGCGCTTGACCGGGTTGTGGATGGCGTCCGTACTGGTGCCGGCGGTGGCAGCTTCAGGCGCTGCGGATTCGGGTGCTGCAATGCGACTCATGGGATGGGTTCTCCAATGAAAAAGCCCCCGGCCGATGTGGCGCGAGGGCGGGTGGTGCTGGCTTCACCCCTGAAACCAGCGCCGTTGTGAAAGCCCCTGCAGAGGCTTTCGGTCAGTCAGGGGTTAGCTGACTTGCGGGCGGTCGGGCAGCGTGCCGATGGTGTCCACAAAGGTGTGGACCACACCGGTGGGCGGGCCGGCCAAGTTGCTGGCGCCGAAGGTCCACGCGGTGGCCGACGAATCGGTGCGCGTGATGATGTAGCCCACGGGGTAGAAGTCGTCCGGCAGGGCCGGGAACTTCGGGGCGCCGTTGACGCCGAACTTGGAGCCGGCCACGGCCACCGAATCGGTGCGCTCGATGCTGCCCTGCGCCACCTTCAGGTTGCCGGCGGCGTTGAAGCCCACGATGAACACACAGCCGTAGCCGTAGCCATCGGTGTAGCCACCTTGGCCGTTGGCCACCGAAGCCACGCCGGCCGGGACCGGCAGGAACGCGGCGCCGGTGTTGGCGTCAGTGGTGGGCGTAGCCTGGTTGCTGGCGGCAGCCTTGGCGTAAGCCTTGCCCTTGATGGCGCCGACGATGGCGTTGGCCCAGGTCAGGGTGGTGGTGGTGCCCGCAGCCAGGCCGGCCTTGGTCGTGGTGCCCGTGAACGGGGTGCGTTGCAGATAGTCCATGGTGTCGTGGTCCTTTCGGGTTTCTGTCGCCGCAATCAGGCGAACAGCAGGGTCGGGTCAATCGCGCCCAGGGGCGAGACGTACACGGTGGTGGCGGTGTCCAGCGCGGTGGTGTTGCCGGTGAACGCGGACGAGTGGGTGATGATGAGAAAGCCGACCAGCGCCTGATCGCTCGGGAAGTCAGGGAACTTCACGCGGCCCAGCGCGCTGCCTTCCGTGCCAAAGCGAACCGACACGGTGCCGGCTGCGTTGACGAAGAAGCAAGCCACGTTGAAGGCGTTGGCACTGATGTTCAGCCCGGTCAAGGCCGGCATGTCGGTGCTCGCCGCGATGGTCAGCAGTCGCCCGCCAACAATCGCGTAGAACGCCGAAGCGCCGGTCTTGGCCAGCACGCTGGTGCCCGCCTTGATGACAAGGCCGGCCGACGTGAGCGCCTGCGTGTTGTGCTCGGCTGCAATGACTTGCAGCACAGGCCCCAACGCGGCACGGTCATTGCCCGAACCCACCTGCGCCAGATACTGCGAGACGGTGTTTTGCATGATGTTGATCCTCGGTTGGAGTGGTTGCCCCCGGCGGCCGGTCAGCCGTCAGGGGCAGGCCACTTACAGGGCCTTGACGCCCACGTTGCCGATGGCAATCCAGCCGTTGTTCTCCACCATGGTCGCCTTCCACCACGACGTGCCGGCGTAGCCACGCTGGCCCAGCGGGTCGGACTTCGACTTCTGGCCAGGCGGCAGGAAGGTCGGGTCCAGGGCGTCCAGGCCACGCACAGCCACTTGGCTCCACGCATCGGCGGCCGTCACGACGAACTGGTACACGTCAACCGACGTGCCCAGGTTCGACTGCAGGCCGGTCGAGCCGACAGCGGCGCCACCGTCCAGAATCGACACCAGTTCCGGGCTGGTGACGAAGCGGAAGTCTTCCACCTTGCCCAACTCGTTGTCCATCGGCGTGCCGCTGGCGTACTTCTCGCTGGGCACGAAGCCCGGCAAGTCGCGGATGTCCGGGTGCAGGTCGGTCGATGCGTAGACGATGTAGCCACCACGCACGGCGTCGGTGCCGTAGTTGTTGCTGGCCGACAGCATGCGGGTCACGGTCTTGCCGTGGTTGGCCATCAGGCTCTTGGCGATCTTGCGCAGCAGCGGCAGGGTGATGCCGCCGTTGACGGTCGAACGCGACGTGCCCGAACCACCATAGAACTGGTTGGTGGCCGCCTTCAGTTGCCCGAAGTTGATGAGTTCGTTCACCAGGGTGACGCGCTCACCGATCTGCTGGATCATGGCCTGCGGGATGTCGTCTTCGTACAGGTCGTAGGTCTTGTCGGTGAAGCCGTACAGACACGAATACTGGTTCATCACCACCGTGACATCCATCGGGGTCATGCTGTCGGGCGAAGGCGTGATGCCTTCAGCCGTCTGGTGCGCTTGCACGATGGCGTTGCCACGGTCCACGGCAGTGGTGGTGCCGAAGAAAGTGTTGGGGTTGGCAGCCGTGGCGCCGTAGGGAATCCAGCGGCGGGCCACGTAGGTGTCGCTGTTGTTCTTGGGGAAC